TGGGCTCAACGACGCTCAGAAGGATCAGGTGATTCAGGTGGGCGCGGTGGTTGCCGCCATTGGGCCTCTGCTGATTGGCCTTGGCACCCTGGTCATGGTGATGCAGGCGCTCAAGATCAAGACGGTCGCTGTGACACTCTGGAAGGTGGCATGGAAGACCGTGACGATCGCCTTGCGTGTGGCTATTTTTGCGCTCCGCGCGGTGACCATGCTCACGTACGGAGCGGTCATGCTGTTGTCCGGAGCGGTCATCAAATCGACCATCGCCACGAAGGCCAGCGTTGGACCAACGATCGCTGCCAAGGGGGCGATGATGGGAATGGTGCTCCCAATCCTAGCGGTGACAGCGGCCATCGGAGCTCTCTACCTCGCGTGGAGCCGCTGGAACGCTCTCGACAAGGACCTCGAGGGCTCGGGCGGCATCACGGGCACAGTCGGCAAGATGTGGGACATGGGAACATTTGACCCGTTCAAGGCTCATGACGCGGCCCTCAACGAGAAGGCCATGGCCGCACAGAAGAACCGCCAAAACGCGACCGGTCCAGCGATGGGACCAGCGCTCAACGCGGCACCTGGAACGACAGTGGCCGAGAGCGAGACGCGAATCAAAGTCGACTTCGCCGGCATGCCGAAGGGTGTTCGTGCGGAGATCGAGCGGACCAGCGGGAACCCCGACGTGGACTTGTCCACGGGCTACGCGCTGGGGGGCAGCTGATGGCCTGGAAAGACCAACTCACGAAGGTGATGATTGGCGGCCGCCAGTATATCGGCGGCTCGTTCCGTGGCGCCTCGTTCTTCGTTGAGGACTCCAGCGCTAGCGGAGGTAGGCGCGGCGTGGTGCATGAGATCCCGTTTTCCGAAGAGGACCCATACATCGAGGATACCGGCCGCAAGTCCAAGCCTTTCCGTGTGACGGCGTACACGCTGGTCCCAAACTATCTCATCGATCGCAACAAGCTGATCGATGCGCTGGAGAAGGGTGCAGGTGACCTGGTTCACCCGTACTTCGGCAAGATTTTTGCGTTCCCTCATGCGTACGATGTCAGCGAGACGTCAAAGAGCGGTGGGCGCGCCTCGTTTTCGATTGAATTCGAAAAGACCATCAGCGCAACGCCATACCCATCGAGCAAACTCGATGCTGTTGCGGAGGTAAAGAGCCGGGCGGCAAAGGCAGTCGACGCCTCGCGCGCGGCAACAGGGGACACCTGGACGGAGAAGGCGGACGGGCTCAATTCTGACTTCTTGCAGCCAGCTGAGCAATTGTTGGCTGACCTGGGCGCGGGTGCAGAGCGTCCGTTTTCCCCGCTGCTCGAAACTGCGCAAAGTCTGGCGGAGTTTCGGTCGCGCCTCGACAATCTGGTCGACAACGCAGCATCGCTGGTCTTGCAGCCGTTCGGGTCATTCGACGCCGTCAAGGACGCGTTAACCTTTGCGTTTCGCGCGCCGACGTTACCAGCGGCGTTTCTGGATCTGATCAACTCATTCAAGACCGACGACCGCCGTTTGCCGAGTCCTCCAGCTATGACCGATAGCAGAGACCGGGAGGCCATCCTTTTTGCTGCGCAGTCACGAGCCATTAGGACGGTCGGTGTGGCAAAGGTGTGTGAGATTGCATCTGGTGCAGAGTTTGAAACGGTCGATGACGCCGAGACGGTGCGCGGGCGACTAGTCCAGCAGCTGGACGACCTAATCGACGCCTCAACGACTGATGATGAATACCAGGCCCTTGTAGACCTGCAGGTAGCAGTTGAGCGCGCAATCCCGAACGAGAGCAAGCAGCTGCGCAAGCGCCTGGTCTACACGCCGCCCGTCACCACCAACTCCATCAACCTGTCGCATCGTCTCTATGGGAACACTTCGTACGAGCAGGAAATTGTCAGACTGAATTCCCCTAAGCATCCTGGATTTATCTTGGGCCTTGAGCCGCTGCAGGTGCTCTCCAATGAGTAGCGAGGTGCTCGAGCTGCTGGTGAATTCTCGCCGCTACGGTGGCTGGAAGAGCCTATCAATTGTCAGGTCCGTGCAGGCCATGTCCGGAAAGTTTTCTCTCTCTGTGACGGACAAGTGGTCGGTCGCTGACGCGTGGCCAATTCGCGAGGGCGATGAGTGTCAGGTGATGATCGACAATAGTCCTATCATCACAGGCAAGGTCGATGGGCGATTTCCAGGCATCGGAGCCGGTGAGCACTCGCTGACCATTTCCGGGCGAGATTCTACGCTCGACCCGATTGACTGCAGCGTGGAACTCGGCGCGTGGGAGCTCAAGACCAAGTCACTCGAACTCATCAAGAAGATCGCGGCAAAGTATGGCATCCCCGTGAATGTACAGGCGGGGGTGGCCTTGCGAGATTTCCCAGACGGAAAAATCTCGCTATCTCCAGGGGAGACCGGGTTCGAAGTGATCGACCGCGTTGTTAGGTACTCAGGATTCTTGCCGATGGCGGACGGCAAAGGAGGTATCCTGATCGGCACGCCAGGGCAGTCGCTGTGCCCGGTCCGACTGGAAGAGGGTCGGAATATCACGGGTGGACAATCTAGGTTCGAGCGCGGCGAGCGCTTCGAGCGCTACGTCGTACTTGCACAGCGCCCCGGAACGGAAAATACCAACGGCGAGGCGGCGTTCCAGGTACGCGGTGAGTACGTCGATCGAGACATGGCCGGCACTGGCCGCGTCAAAATAATCCAAGCTGAGGAGCCGTGCGATCAGAGTCAGGCTAACGCGCGCGCGAAGTGGGAGGGAGTAGTTAGGGCGGCGCGCGCTGAGGGTGCCGAAGTGACAGTTCAAGGCTGGAAGCCGACCGCAAGCTACGTCTGGACCCAGGGAGATCGCGTGTCCGTGACCGCTCCCCGATTGGGCATCAGTGGAACCATGATGTTCGACACGGTGGAGTTGACCGTGGACAAAGACCAAGGGCGCGTCGCCAAGCTCACACTGGCGAGGCCAGACGCATTCTCCCTTGAGCCGCTGCCGGCGAGCGAGTGGAAAAAAACTGTGACTCGCGAGGATACCAACGACCTCGACTTCTTGAACTGGTCGCCATGAAAATCACCGACGTTGAAAAGATGCTCAGACCATTGCGGACCAAGATCGCTGGAATGATCGTGCGTGGCGTAGTCAAAGCCGTGAATGACTCCGGTGGCGTGCAATTGCTCAAGATTTCTGCCCTCGCGGACGAGGTCAAAGACAATGTGGAGCGCGTCCAACAGTACGGGTTCACCTCAAACCCTAAGCGCGGATCCGAGTCCGTGGCGATAGCAATTGGAGGGAACCGAGGGCACTTGCTGATCATCTCCGTGGATGACCGTTCCGCCCGGCCTAAGGATTTGGCGGAGGGTGAGACCGCGCTCTGGTCTGACTTCGGCGACCGGGTGTGGCTTAGGAACGGGAAAATTCTAGTGGGGGCGACGGGTGCGAATGACCCGGTGGCGCGCAAAAGTGACTTACAAGCGTTAGCTGATGCGTTCAATGGCCACACCCATAGCGTGCCTGGATCTGGGCTTACCGCGCCGTCAGGCGGTGGACCTGTGACAGGATCAGCAACGACAGCAGCGGGCCCGAATCACACAGCAACTGGGTCCACCAAGGTGATGGTTGATGGCTGACTTTAAGCTCATTTCAGACAACGGGATTCTTTGGGACTGGACGACCGAGGGTGACGACCTAGCTACCGACGATGGCCTCTCTGAGTCCGTGTTGTGTTCGCTCGGGTTCGATCGCCGAGTGAGCGAGGACGAGCTACCCGATGGGGAGGACAATCGGCGTGGTACTTGGATGGATGAATTCGAGCCAGCGGGTGACGGGGGGATCGGCTCAAAACTGTGGCTCTTGGCAAGGTCCAAGCCAACTCCAGCAGTGCTGCCTAGAGCCGAGGAGTTTGCCAAAGAGGCGCTCAGTTGGATGATTGAGGATCAGGTCGCGTCCTTGATCGAGATCACGGCCAGCTTTGGGACGATTGAGGGTCTTGACGGAGTGGCTCTCCTTCTTTCGGGTGAGGTCCACAGGCCGCAAGTCGGCAAGGCATCGTTCAAATTTGGCGTTCTCTGGGATCAACTCGCGCAGGCATCTTGAATGGCGAGTTGATCCCAGAGAACGCCAAATTTGAACGATGCCTTGCCGAC